GTAGCTTTAGTTTCATCCAAGACCAGTCAAGTGTCTCACTATCGAATAATAGTACTCCAGTGTCCACAGGGTTCCTATGGAATGATGTGGTAACGGGGCTGCCTGGGTAAATTATGTTACCTTGTGAGTTAGAGTGAGAGTGTAAATCCCCCGCTATAACTAGCTCCCAGCCTTCTAGTTTTTTCAAATCAATTTCAGGACTTACGTGTGGAGGTATTTCACCTCTTACATGTGTAAATAGAGTACGTCCTGTGAAATCCTCGGGGTCAAACTCTTTTAATTTATTATAAGGGATAAAATCCATATCTTCTAACTTATAATAATCATCTATAATCTCAACTAAAGGATTTATTGCTCTAGTAACTTCTTTCAGATTAGTGAAGAAGGATGTATCCTTTTTCACCGCCTCATGGTTACCAGGGTAAATAATAGTTCTTATACTAATGTCTTTGATGTACTTAAAATATAGGCTCAACTCATCTAAGGTTGGCATCCTATCAAACAAGTCCCCTCCAATAACATGTAAGTCTACTGTCTTTTCAAGCTTATAAAGCTCTGTGAAGAGAAGTTCATACCTATTTGTTGCCCACTCCCGTGGTACGCTTTTCTGCCCTAACTTAATGTGCCAGTCTGCGCTAAATAAAATCTTCATTGTTATTTTCCTTATGCGATAAAAAGCCCCATATATTATATGAGGCTCTTTAGCTTTTATACTTTACAGTAGCTCAGTAACTTCCTCAGCAACTTCAGCAGGTACACTGTCAGAACCGCCATTTTCTAGGATTCTGGTTTCAATGAACTCTTTCTGTTGATCTGCAGATGGACGACTAATAACATCGTCGATGTTAGGCAGCTCTTTGGTAGCTTCTAACTCTTTATCATCTAATGCTCTTACCTTGCACTTTAGTACTTGTAGAGTGTATTCTACATTGAAAGGTAATGGGCCAGTCTTTTGCTTTTTAAACGCTAAGTCCCAACCAGTTGTAGGGTCTGTAGGATCGCCTAAATCTTCTGCTGCAACCATTACTGCTTCAAATAATTTCTTTTTAAGGTTAAGTACTTTAACCTTACCATCGTCTGGGTCAATACATTGTACTGCGTATGCCCAAGAACACTTCATATCAGGATGGTAATGTCTAACCCAGTCCTTTTCGATGTTTGTGAATTGTTCCTTATCTCTATCAAAGCCTAAGCACTCCATAGGTACGCGCTTACCGTCTGCTGTTGTTACCCAATAAACGTATCTAGGAAGTACGTCTCCTACCATGCGAACAACGTTGTTGCCCTCTTTGTACGTGTATGCGTCTACTGAAGACTTCTTTGCTTTGCCTGTTACATTGCCAAATTTAATTGCCATATTTGTTTTCCTCGTAATAAAATGTTATATTATCTTGCTCATCGAGTGCTAATAAAGGATTGTCCTCTATATCTCTCCGAGTTATCTCTGTGTATCTATATGGCAAGGTTGTTACGCCTTGCCACTTGTAATCTAAGTAATTTCTATAACTTGCTAATTCCATGTAGGCAACCATCTGCTCTAGAGTTACTTGAAGTTTATTCTTAAATATCGCTTTAGGATTTAGTAAAAAACTATCTCCAGTTATATCTTGTCCGTAAAACCTGTTTAAACTTTTATTCTTTTTAGGCATTTTAATACTATAAGTATAGATAACCATCAATCTTATCGTATTTTTAGTTACACCTTTGCTAAGTTTAAGCACTTTTTCCCAGTCGTAAAATATCAACTTAAATCTCCATTTTCGAATTTATATTATACCAATATTTAACCTATTTGTCAAGTATTATTTTTTATAGGTATAGCATTAAACCTTCTTTTCTATATACTCCATGCCCTTGTAAAGTTACTCGTATATCATCTGAAAAGGTAGGTACCTCATTAGCTACTTGATGTAGTGTTTGTCCATCATGCACATACAAGGTGCCTATAGTGTACTTCTCATACTTTTTATTGACATCTACCCAGTTTTTAAATATGGGAGGTAGATTCTCGTATAATGAGGAGATGTCTTGTGGAGGCTTATTCCCTTTAATTAACCTTAAAGCTTCATCTTCTAGCCAGTAGTTCATACCTCCTCCATTTCTAGGCATAGATAAAGCCAAAGTAAATGTTATGGGTCTGTCCATATCAAACTTAAAAGGGAACTCTGAAGTTATATGAGGGGCGTCTAGGTGTATAGAGCCTCCGAACCTAGTTCCGTACAGCATAGATTCTCTACCTCTGAATACATGGAAGCCCGGGAAGGCGTAGTCGGGGTCTAAAAATGCTTCTGTGCCTAACTCTTCAGAGATAACCTCTGATACCATATTAATAATATCTGAGAAATGCTTTAGTAGTAACTCATTATCATTATTTGTGTGGGCAGCAGGTCCGTCTAAATATGCCGCCGCTCCTAATGTATAAAAATCGGGGTATGCAGGGGAAACAAATCCATCTTCACCATAATACTGATTACGCACTATCCAGTGTTCTTCTAAGGATAGGACCTTATCTACTAGAACCTTGCACTCTTCTGCGGTTATTAAATCTATTTTTGCTATCATCCTGCTACCACCTTAATATCATATCCTTGTTTAATATATACTGCTGAACGCGCTTTAGCCTGTCTTGCAGCAGTATTACCCTTTAAATGAATATCTAGTAATACAGGCTGTACCTTGCCCTCCATTTTTCTAATGACTCTACCTATCAACTGCGTTAATAAGGGCTCATTATTGATTGGAGTACCCAAAATGAGACAACTAAGCTCATTAACTGAGATACCCTCACTGAAGATGCTTTGAGACCCGTATAGGATATCTGCTTCTCCATTTCTAATCTTGTCCAACTCTTCGTCTCTTTGTTCATGTGGTAGCTCTCCTGTAATACATATTGCATTATTTCCGGTTAGGTCGGCGCACCTGTTAAGAAACTGGACCCTATCACTTACTACCAATACTTTATGGCCTTTTGCTGCATACACTGAAGCAAGTTGTGCAATCATCTTCTGATAGTTCTCGTCATATGCCACCTGATTAACTCTCTTAGCCCAGGGAAGTTTTGCACTATCGGGGAACCGCGTCTCCGACTTAACTAATACAACTCTAGGGGTTATGTAGTTCTCTTTAGGAGGTTGGTGAACATCATATCCAAAGTAATCATTAAATATAATATGTTTACCATCTTTACGTTGAAGTGTACCACTTAGTCCTATCTTATATCTAGCGCTACACTTATCAATTATATTAGAAAATGTAGGTGCGCTTACGTGATGCATTTCATCCAAAATTATTGTTCCAAACATTTTTTGAATTTCTGTCATTTTCTTGCTAAGAGTTTGTACATTAGATACAACAATTATCGGGTCAGTATCAAACTTTCCACTTCCAATGACTCCTGGAACAATGCCCAAACACTTTTCTATTTCATCTTCCCACTGCTTTCTTAACGCTAATGTATGTACTACAACTAAGGTCTTCTGCCCCAACTTGGCAGCAATAGCTATCGCTGTAAAAGTCTTACCCCAACTTACAAAAGCGTTTATAATTGCGTTGTCCTCAACTTCGTTGTAAACTTTGGCTTGGCTATCCCGAAGGTCAAATTTGAAATCGGGAAAAGTTACCGGCACTAAAGTTCTTTTATCAATTATTTCAAAGTCCTCAGGTATTAAATCCATTCTACCCATTGGAACTGTTATTAACTTACTACTAATCCTACCCATATTCTTAATTATAGTAGGAGGCTCCATTGGATTGTAAGAAGGAATTGAATATGTCAATTCCTGGTCTATAAGTTTCTGTCGTTTAGCGTCAGCGGACATATAGATTCTATTTGATAAAATTGCCTTTCCGCTCATATTTTCCTTTTAGTGTCTTTTAGTTTCTCGGTGGTTACTTCGTATAGTAAATAACCTCTATCAATGTGTAATAACCCTGCATACTCCGCTTCTAAGTTAAGTTTACCTGCTACTTCAAAGAAAGCAGGAACTCCTTTAACCTTAAATATAGTAGTCGTATCTGTGTATTTTTTAGATATTATTTTTCTATATACTAGAGGGTGAAATACACTCTTCTTATAATTGTATATTTTACCCTCAAAGTCAATAAAGTGTAACATCTTGGAAGCTAGTAAGTCTTTAAAGTTCCACACCGCTTTCCTTAGTGGATAAACTTTATAATCCTTCATACTCTTAATAGCAACTCTACGCATAGGAAAGGACAGAGTCTTATCGGCTAAATCTATTCTTCTAATACCATATCTATCCGTTATTAGGCCCTCTCCGATGTGCTCATGATTACGTATAGTCCAAACAGGCCAATGTATATTAGAGAAACTCTGGGTACTGTTTGTCAAATTTCCCAAAGGCATAGTCTTCTCCAATATCTAAATCTACTCCGATTGGCTGTCCTGGTATAGAACAACCACGATCTTTCTGAGTAAAGTCGGCCATAACCTTAGATACCTCTTCAATATCTTTATCTGCCACTTCTAGTACTAAAGAGTCATGTACTAACGCTATAATTTTTGCATCAACATCACTGTCTTTAATCCATTGATTTAGCTCAATACCGGCAAGAAGATTGATGTCACTAGCCACAGACTGGATAAGGAAATTAATGCCGCTACGCACTTCGTGTGATGCAACACCTTTGTCATTACTAAATAC